GCGAGGAATTCGAGAACCAGGCCGACAAGACGCTCTTCACCACGACCTGGAAACTCGTGCTCGACGTGTGGCCAGAGGCTCATTACATCGTACTGCCACGCCCACCGCTGGTAAGTGTGACCAGTGTTGTCTACACCGATGATGAGGGCGCGCCCACAACGCTATCGACGAGTGACTATCTGGTGGATACGAACGCGTGGCCTGGGCGGATCGTGCTGAAAGATTCCGCTTCCTGGCCTTCTGTGACCTTGCTTGAAAGTGGCGCCATCGTTGTGACCTATGTTGCAGGCTATGCGCTGACCGCAAGCATACCGCAGCGATACAAGCAAGCGATCTTAATGCTTGTCGGCCACTGGTACGAAAACCGTGAGGCAGTACAGACGACCGGCGCAGTACCGAAGGTTATGCCCGAAGCGTTTGACGCCATCGTTGCGCGGGCGAAATGGGAGACTCGTTAAATGCAAGCGGGCAATCTCCGTCACCGCATTACCATACAATCCGCCACAACCGCACAGGACGCTTATGGTGAGCCTGTGCGGTTGTGGACGACCTTTGCAACGCTGTGGGCGGCTGTGGAGCCTCTACAGGGCAGGGAATACTTCGTAGGGCAGCAAATGCAAAGCGAGGTATCGACGCGGATCAGAGTGCGAGACTACCCAGGGATCACCCCACTGATGCGGGTGTACTGGGATAGTCGCTACTTTCAGATCGAGAGCATCATCACCGATCCGACCAACCGCAGAGAACTGCACTTGATGTGCAGGGAAAATCAGGATGGCTAAAAAAGTGCGCTATGACTCGGTATCGCTCGATCTGAACATGGATGACATCGCGGCGGCGGTTGTGGACAACCTTGACGCGGCCATGTTTTTGGGTGCGCAGGAAATCTTAGAAACCGCCAAGCCAAAGACGCCATACAAGACAGGCAACCTGCGAGAGAGCGGGTATGTGTCCACAGCAAGCCGATCCAGTTACAAGGGCGGCAAGGGTCACAGGAAAGAAATCAAGCCAAAGAAAAGAGGGGAGGCAGCAATCGCTTTCTCCTATTTCACGGCAAGATTTTTTGAACTTGGCACAAAGCACTTGGCCGCCAAGCCATTCTTGCGCCCAGGCTTCGATGAGAAAAAAGACGCAGCAAGGGACACAGCGATCAACTTCCTGAGAGGCAAGATCCAAAAATGAGCGCAGGCGCAAGACTCTATTCAAGGCTTTCCACGCACGCGGGGACGGCAGCGCTTGTCAGCACGCGCGTTTATCCGGTGATCCTGCCTCAAAATGTGACCATGCCGGCCATTGCGTATCAGCGTATCAGCGGGACGGCGCAGAACGGCACCACCAGCATCAGAGAGGCGCGCTATCAAATTTCCTGTTGGGGGTCTACTTTTGCCAGTGCGCAGTCGGTTGCAACTCAGGTGCGGGATGCGTTGGAAGAGTGGAGTATCGGGGGATCTGGCGTCTATGTAAGGATGGCGCGAGTCGTGAATGAACAGGATGACTGGGAGGAAGATACCCGGTCATATAGAACAATTATTGACGTGATTCTACACATCAACGAATAGAAAGGTTTTGACATGGCAGATATTGACATTCTGATCGGGCCGGGGAAAGTCTATTACGCGCCCTTGGCAACGGCGAATCCTGACGAAACGTCAGTGGCTTACGGCGGCACCTGGACTAGTTGGACAAGCCTCGGCGATTTCCTCGAAGGTTCGGGGGTGACTCTGAGCATTGATGAGGAGTTCACCAAAGTCTACACAGAGCAGGCAACCGCGCCCGTCACCGCAGTACGCACGAAACGTGAACCCATGCTCCGCATGACGCTGGCCGAGCATAGCGCGGCAAATCTGGCCCTGGTGTTGGACGGCACAAACACGCCAACCGCGGCGGGCGCAAGTCAGAAGGCTTTCAATAGCATTCCATTTGGCAGCAACAGCAACATCGATTTCTACAAGTGGGGCATTGAAGGATTCCGCAAAGATGCGACCGGCGTTGATCAGCCCGTGCGCTACTTTTTCCATAAAGGCTATCTGCGCTTGGCTGGCGACATCAACCTGAGCAAGAGCGATCCCACGGGCATCCCGATTGAGATCACCATCCTTGCGGATCGCAGTCAGAGCGCAGGCAGCGAGTTGGGCCTGTTGGAAATCGTTACAGCACCGGCGACGAGTTAGCCTATGAAAACATCGAACGTTGTGTTGGGTGGGCAGAGCTACACGATCAAAGCTCTGCCTATCCGACAGTCAAAAGCATGGCGGACCAAACTGGAAGGGCCGTTTGCGGAGTTGTCCACAGCCCTGGAAGGGGCGGGGAAGATCGAACTCTCCTCCGGTGTGGACATCGGGCGACTGGTGCGCACTCTGAGCGGTACGCTGATCGGCAGTATCGATCTACTGATGGATCTACTCTTTGAGTACTCGCCAGAGTTGGCAGCCGACAGAGAGCGCATCGAGGAAGAGGCGTTTGATGAAGAGGCATTGGAAGCGCTCGCGGAGGTGTTGCGATTAGCTTACCCTTTCGGTCGAGCGTTGGCGCTGGTGACTGGCCGAACGGAGAGCAAGACCTGATCGAACTCTGCTTAAGCGAGTTTGGCGCATGGCACAAAGGCTATGGGCGGGTTGTGGACAACTTAGATTTCCTGACCGATTCCTATATCCGCCGAAAACGTTGGGAGAATGAACAGTTGGCAATCGCCATTATCAACGCACTCGCAAAAGCCATGTCACCGAAAGAAGAAACGAAGATGGCAAGCATCGCGCAACTATCCGCACTAGGGATCGGGATGGCATGAAAGAAAAAACCCCAGCCGGGTGGCTGGGGCCTTATAGGGTTCATTTGCTATCCTTGCGTGGGCGCCCGCGTGGACGGCGGCCCGGCTTCGGCGGCAGGTTCGCATTCCGGCGGGCGGCTTCGGCTTTGGCCTCACTCGTGGACCGTCCGCCGATTGCGCCGAAGGCTGCGGCGGCAAGGCGTGGATCTACAATCAACACTCGCTCAAGCATCTCGGCTTCGTCCGGGCTGGCTTCCTCAATTTGATAATTGAGGAGTACCCAGGATGTGATGTCGAGTGCCTTGTTGTCACTGTCCAGCACAATGACCGGCTGACCATAGCTACTATCGGCGTGGTCAGTGGTAACGGTAGCGGTGACGTGCTGGCGCTCGCCCGTGGTAAAGTCTCGATAGGATAGTTTCATGAGTTGGCCTCGCAGTCGCCCCAGCAGTAGGAGTGGCATTTTCGGCAGTAACCATTCTGGCCGTGCTTGGGTTCGGATGCTTCAAAGGCGAGTTCTTCGATTCGGGCGGATTCTGCGCCGGTGTAGAGAGGTGCGGGTTCCGCTTGCAGTTCCGCCAGCGCTGCCCAGAATGCCATCGCCTGTTCTTTTGCTTCGCCGGTGATCTTGGTTCCCATCGTACCGTTGGGACCATCCAGGAAAGCCATTTGGTAAATGTGCTGACCGGTTGGCTTGTGGTACAACATATTCCCGTTTGTGCCATCCCATCGGCTCCACGAGAAGGTGTCGTTCTCGGCACTGTCGTTGTACTTGGTGGCGGTGGTGATTGTGCGCTTCGTGCTGGCTATCAGGGCGTTTTTCCAGTCCTGGTACGTCTGCCATTCGGCTTGCCACTTCGCAACCTGAGCGGCTAACTCTGGCTTGTTGTCATAGCGCACCATCAGCGGTACATACTTTCCTTCGTGCTTGACAGTTCCACCGTCGATGCAAGGATAGCCATTCTTTACTACTAGTTGCTCTTGTTGCCACAGGGTGACTACTTTGTGGGGGGTTGTGTATTCAATCGGCTGAGGAGCGTTCATTTTAAGTGCCTTTCGTGGTAGGGAAAGAATGTGTCCGATAGATTCAGTATAACCCAAGGGGTTGGGTTTGTCAAGTGTTTTTATGACGAGTTTTCAACGAGTTACTAAATTTGTTTAGCAGTAAAGCGGGGTGTAGATGAGCGTTTCATTAGGTGACGCCGTGTTGTTCTTGCGTGCAAATTCAGACAATCTAAACAAAGGCTTGTCAGACGCTGAAGCCAAAACCAAAGGTTGGGCCAGCAGCATCGGCGGCAGCGTCGGCAAGCTCGTTGGTGGCGCTGTTGTCGGTGGCGCAGTACTCGCCGCGGGCGCGATCGTCGGCATCGGTACAGCGGCGTTTTCGGTGTCGCAAGAGATCGACACGGCGACGAAGAAAATGCAGTCCATGTTAGGCATCACCGCTGATGAGGCGCAGAAACTCCGCGATATTGCTGTAGGCGTCTTCAAAAACAACTTCGCTGGGTCGATTACGGAAGCCGCGGAAGCGGTCGGACTGGTCAAGCAACAGTTGGGCTTGTTGGTCGATGAAGACGAGTTGCAGGGCATTACCAAAAACGCCTTCCGACTCAAAGACGCCTTTGGCACCGATGTAACCGAAAGCGTATCAGCCGCTAAAACGCTGATGGAAAACTTTGGGATCTCATCTGATAAAGCCTTCGATCTGGTGACGGCTGGCTTCCAAAGTGGCTTGGATCGGTCTGGTGACTTCCTCGACACGATCAACGAGTACAGTACGCAGTTTGCAAGCGGCGGCGCGTCGGCTGAACAGTTTTTCGGATTGCTTCAAAGCGGTCTGGGCGGCGGGATGCTTGGCACTGACAAGGCCGCAGACGCATTCAAAGAATTCAGAGTCAGGTTGCAGGATTTTAGTGATACCACGTTGCAGGCGTTAACGGGTCTGGGCTTCGACGCCGAAAAGGTCTATGACGATCTCGCAGATGGGACGGTATCAACCGCTCAAGTCTTCGATCAGGTGATCACCGCGCTAAACAATACCGATGATGCCAACCTGCGCATGTTGTATGGCGTGGGCCTGCTTGGTACGCAGTTTGAGGATCTAGGTGACTCGGCGCTCAGTTTGGAGTTGATCCCCGATTATTTCGAGGATATTGCAGGCGCAACCGCGGGGCTTGACGTGCAATACAACACGCTCGGCGCGGCATTCGAGGGATTCAAGCGTCAGGCGCTGGTCGCCTTGCAACCGCTCGGTGACGAACTGTTGAAGATTGCCAACGAAGTTATGCCGCATGTGTCCGCTGGGTTTGCGTGGCTGTCTGACAAGCTGCCCGGCATTATTAGCGGCGCGGTTGGCTTTGTACGTGAGGGTGTCGCCTTCATTCAAAAGTTATTCGCATCTGATCTAAAAGAGGGTCTAGACAGTGGGTTATCTCGATTCCAGTTTGTGAAAGACTGGATTGACGAAAACATGCCGCTCATCAGGCAGACGATCCAAACCATTCTAACCGCTATCGCTACATTCTGGCGCAATCACGGCGACACAATTATGAGCGTTGTGCAGCGCACTTTCGATACTGTCATGCTGGTTGTGGACACCATTCTGAAAAGCGTCTTGGGCATCATCCGCGCCGTCATGCTTGCCATTAATGGCGACTG